ACATAGCTACATTGCTAGTATTAGACAAGAGTTTGCACTTCTATGGAAGAACAAGAGCCTAGTAAAGTCGAAACCATAGTTAAAGTTTGTGTGCTTTTATGGTCGGCAACATTATTATCTCTCTCATATTATGAACCGCCATCTGGTAAGAAAATAGTGGACTTCGATCCAACTTTCATAGCCAGCATCTTCAGTGCTTCAACGGCTTCTTTGGGATTTCAAATAAAAAAGAAAAAAGATAATATAGATAGTAAGACCTCCAAACCTACCATCAAATGAAAAAACTACTCTTACTAAGTTTGTTTTTAGTTGCACCTTGTTACGCAAACGGAGTGCCTTCCTGGACTACTGGCTCTAGTAACAGAACTGAAAATACTACTCAGACTATAACTCGCAGCGTAGTCACAGAAAAATATGGGTCAGCCCTAAATACTTGGGAAGCATCTAATATTTCTGTAGCTGCATCTGCTGGTATTGCTGGCGGTGATGCAGTATTTACAGTTGCAGACAGTACAAAAGATTGGTCACTTAGTATTACTACCAGGGCAGCAAGTCAAATGACCGAAAAGATCACACAGAATGACACGATCAACACTACTAGCGTTATCACTTCTTTGTCTGTCTTTAGTCAGTAATAAAGCAAAAGCCGAAGGCGATACAAACGTACAAGCTCAACCTAATGCTGTTGGTAATTCCAGTATTATCAACCAAAATATGAATGTTAATAATGGAATGACAGGTAAGCTACAGTTTGGAAACTTGGTTTGTAGTCAGCCTACTATGGCTGTAACTCCTTTTTATACAGGTAATGATGCACAGGGAGAAGAAACATATAGCATCAATGAAGGTTGGGGAATACAAATGAGTTTTATGATACCGCTAGGAACTAATAATGAAACGTGTTCTGAACTAGCAAAAGTAAAGCTAGACCTAGCCAAAGAAGAACTAGACAAGCAAGTGCATGATAAACACCTAGTTCGTATTTTGAAATGTCAGCAGCTTCACGCATCAGGCTACATGATAAACCCTGCTTCTAAATACGCATACATCTGCAATGATGTCATTAATATACGAAGTTATGTTAAAGCTAATCCCGAAAAATTTAAGTAGCTAGTTTAGACGCCACACGTACAGGTATGTGAACTCTAGCTACCTTTATTATTATCCATCTTTTCCTTCACATTTGCGACTTCTTTTTTAAGAACTTTAGTAAAGATTTTCTTAAATGTTTTCTTGATAAAAGCTAATACGCTTTGCATGGCAATACCACCAACCACACTAGCAACTGACGCTGTACCTGCTGCTATCACACTAGAAGCTATGACCTCTGGTGCAGGTATTGGCATTTCCCCAAAAAATGGTAGATTAAACGTAGCTATAGCTTCTTCAGTTGATAAAGTTTCTTTGGTGGTTGGCAGGTTTGTCGGTATTGTCTCTGGTGTTACTTCTAACGCTTCCTCCGTTGAAGATGCTTTTTCTTCTTCAACAGAAGATTCCTGACCTCCCAAACCCGACTCTACCTGCTCCAAACTTGGAAGGAGTACGGGATCTAGGTACGGAATCTCTGCCACAGGTGGATAGAAAATTGTTTTAGGTGGTACGAGAATATAATCTGTATCTGGTAAATCAGGCAGATTTATTTCCATTCTTTTTCTTTTTTGCTCTTGCTATTTGAAGCAATAAAAAATCTTTTTTACTAATCTTGCCATCTTTATTGGCATCAATTTTTTTTTGGTTTCCTTTAAGCATCTGACTCAGGGGTAGTTCTATCATTAATTATAGCTGTTAATTCAATAAATCTTTTTTCACATTCTTTTACTACAGCTTGTGCTTGGTTGTGCTTGTTAACAACATTTTGCAATTCCGCTTGTAGTTCTTCAGTTGTAGGTTTTGACATTAATTATTTATAGTTAATCAATTTTACTAAGCAGCCTCTAATGCTGCAACTCTAGTTTCTAATGCTTCTCTTTTAGTTATCTCTTCTTTCAAAGCAGCAGTAAGTAAAGGTACAAGTTTTGAATGATCTAATGACTGTGGTTTTATTGCATTTTCTTCTTTTATATCTCCAATTTCTTTACCTTCTGGTAATATGTCACCTGTTTCATAATATCTTGTTTCAGTTGCATCTTTTACTCCACTAACAGCAGTAGGTACAACAGGTGTAACTTCATGTGCAAAAAATCCATCATGTATAACTGAAGGTTCTTTTATAAAATTAAATTTATAGGGTTTGAGTTGTTTTAATCTAGTAATACCATCTGATATTGCTACTGCATTTTCTTTTAATCTATAATCAGATGATGTATGGTAAGTAACTGAAGTAGTACCAGTTTCAATATGACCTGTAAAATCGTTATTAAATCTAAAAGTTTGGATTGTGCCAGCAGTATAATATCTTGTCAAATCTAAACAATCATTTTTCTGTGATTTAATTGCAACTGTTTCTGTAGATTGTGCAGAACCATTAACATCAAACACATAAGGGTCAAAGTTACCTGCTTTAGAAGAAGATGCTGAAATTGCTTTACCAGAGACTTGTCCAGTTACATTAAGTCCAAATTCATTAAATTTACCTCTTTCTACTGGACTAGGTGAAGTACTGCCATCTCCTGTTACAAAACGAATAGTTCTATTTTGATTAGATCTACTTTGAAGGATTAAATCTCCAGCTAATGTAGTACCACTAATACCATCGCCAGAATAAATATATGCTCCATTTTCTCCTGTTACAAAACTAGATCTGCCGTCCATTCCAAAGCTAATTCTGCCATCAGCAGGGATAATTGAAACAGTATTTGAATTATTAAGAGTTCCACTTGAACCAAAATGGGTATTTCCAGACGAATCTATACGCATACGTTCTGTACCATCATTCGTATTAAATCTCATGTAATTTGAATCGTGGTAATATCTAATTCCACCAGCAGTTTTTTCAGCATCACTACTTGTTCCATCTGAAAATTCAATGTGTCCAGAACTACCTGTACCAGACATTATCGTCATTCCATGATTTCCAGAAGCAGTTCCTATTACTAAATTTCTTGCAGACGCAAAAGAACTAACAGGAGAAGCGTTATCTATACCCACGAATCCATTTGAATCTATACGCATGCGTAGAGCTTCACCATCAGTTGAACTTGCTGTGTTTGTATAAAAATCTAAAGCAACATTATTAAGATTACCACCTTCTTCTTTTGCTTCTATTCTGCAATTTCTTTCTCCCAAACTATTGGTAATACCAAATTTTAATTGTGCAGAACTTGCAGCATTTGTATCATGTTGTGTGTTAACAAGTCTTAAAAGTTGTGAGTCAGGAGTTCCTGTATTATTAATTTCTAATTTTGCACTTGGATTTTGTGTACCTATACCTACTAGTCCAGTATTAGTTACACGCATACGTTCTTGTTGGTTTGTACCAAAAAGTAAAGGATAAGACCCTACTGTTCTTAACAATCCACCAGTTGTATCTGCTCTAAATTGTGCTTCTTTATTACCAGCAGTTTCTTTAACACTTATTGTTGGACTTGTACTTTTATCAACTACAAGTGTGCTGCTTGAAAAAGTAATAAGACTACCATTAACTGTTAAATTTGACTCAGCATCTAATTCATTTACATTATTAGTTCCAGTAATAAATCTGGTTGTGCCATTGTTGTTTACAAAAGTCTCTATTTTAGATTTAGCTATCGCTGCACTTGCGTTTATGTCTGCATTTAAAATAGTTGCGTCTTTAATTCCTTTTGTTGATACTTGTGTGAGTGCCATAATTAACTAGGTTTAGAAGGGAAAGTAACAGATGTTAAATCTAAATTACCTTGTGCATCAAGTTTAGGAGTTGCACTTGCTGGCAAATCTCTTAACTGTTGCCTATAGGTTTTCCAGGCATCAGTCATTGTTACATCAGATAATGCCATGTAATCAGTTTCCGATAGTCTTGCATTTCTTTCAACTCTTAGCAACCTCATAGGTTCTGCATTATTTAATCTTGTTACTTCAGCATCTATTTCAGCTTCAGTTGGTGCAGTACCACTGTCTTGCCAATCAAATCCAGAGTAATCTTCACCAACCCATTTCCATGTTGTGTTAGGTTTAAGCTTTGTTAAAGCCAAAATTCTATCGTAAATCACCCTTTCATCTCCTGTAAATACATATATGTACGAGTGTCAGTGCCAGTTCCCCCTACCAGTTTAACAAGACTACCATCAAGACTCATTAAACCGATTTTATAAGTTTGTTGAGAAGTACTGTTTGGTGAATCTATATACCAATGAGTATGTGATCCCAGATGTTGTGAAATATCACCACCAGCACGATACGTACCACCATTTTTTCTACAAAGTTGTGTAGAACTTTGTACGTTTCCATTGTGTACAGATGTCATTATTCTTCTGTCTCGATCATTTAAACCTTCAAAATCTAATACAGCAATAATTATAATTTTGCTGCTAGTAGCACTTGGAGTTATAGAAGCACTTAGTCCAGAATCTTGATAACTTCCATTTGAAGAAGTACTAACGTTGCTACCTAATCTTGATATAGATGTTGTTTGTAAAATATCGCCAGCGTTTTGACCTAATCCTGTTGCAGTATGTATAGCTGAACTATCGTGAAAATGTATAGACATTATGATACCTCTGTTAAATTAAACTTATACTTTTTGCCATTGCGTTTGTTAATCAAGAATAGCGATTCCTCTCCTTCTTGTATAGTATAACTTCCCCAAGTTCCGTCAACGTCATTCTTACCGCCTTCGTTAGATAAATTAAGGTCGTTGGTGTAGACGTTTGCCCAACGATTAGAAGTACTACCTAAATCGTATGAGTTGTTAGATGATGGTATTAGATGACCAGCATCTTGAAGTTCTAGTTTATTAGTGTTATTTGTTCTAAAGATTATTGAATCATTATCTAAATTTGCAATAAACAAAGCACCATTTGTAGAACTTAGTTTTCCAATGTTTGCTCTATGAGAACCATTACCAGTTTTAAATTTTATGTACGATACACCACTAGCATCACTTCCTGATCCTTGTACACTTACATGATCTGAACCTGTCTCAAACTTTTTATCCCCATTGTTGTATAAATCTACAGACCCATTTTGAGTCATTTCAATATGTTTTTCTAAATTTCCAGCATCTCTTATTATGATGTTGCTACCTTGAATAATTAAATTACCACCACCTACTTCTGTAATAAAACTGTCACCACTAGATGATTGATGTTCTAGTTTTAAAGAACCACTACCAGCACCTAATTTAATTTCATCATTATCACCCATCAATATATTATTACCATTACTTTGTAAGTCACCGCCTAGCTGTGGACTTGTATCTGCAACTAAATCTGTGTTTACTGTTTCAAACGTAGGGTCTGCTCCGTTGTTTGCTCTTAAAAACTTGCCGTTATTGCTTGATGTGCCATGTTCTAGTTTAGCTAGGGTTACAGCTTGGTCTTGTATTTTAGCTGTTTCTACTGCGTTTGATTGTAAGTTACCTGCACCAACAGCAGCATTAGCTAATTTGGCATTTGTAACTGCACCACCACCTAATTCATTTACTGTTACAGCTCCATTTGCAATTTTATTTGTAGTAACTGCATTATTAGCAATTTTATTTTCTATAACTGATCCGTTTTGTAATTTTACTGATGAAACTGTATTATCAGCAGGTACTTGTAAACTTACTGCTGAACCTATTTGTATAACAAATACTTCGGTTCCTGTCGGTAAATTACTTCCAAAAATAATAGTATTACTATCAACTAACGCAAACCCCTCTGAAGGTGCAGAAGTACCTGTATTTGGTTTTTGTATTACACCATCAACGCTTACTATTAGTTGTGCTGCGTTTGTAACGCTTGCTGCTGAACCACTATTACTTCCTTCTCTAAGATCATAAGTAGCAATACTTCCATTAAAAGTTGGAGATCCAGTACCGCCAGCAGGGCATAAGAATAAAAATTTAAAATCTCCAACAGATGTGACTTCTTTAAATGCGTTAGTAGTGCTGTCAAAAACTTTCATCTTGTCAGCTTGTTTATCGTATATCAAATCTCCTTCGTCATTATTAGAACTTGGTTCTCCATTAGTTACTCGATACCTGGCAGCAAAATCATTTATATCATTACTAAGACTTAAAAGATCAGCTTCTTTTAAAGTTGCTTTGTGATAGTTATATACTTGACCAGAGCCAGTAGAACTGACCATTACAGCTACACCATTATCAACAGTAGAACTATTAAAGTTACTAGCAAAATTATTAATAGTGACTGTAGACCCACCAACAGTTCTTCCTGTTGTGCTTGTACCAGATCCATTAACAACAAGTCCACCTGCATCTGCAATACTTATTACAACACCTGCTTGCGGTTGTGTATTAGGAAATGCTGCATCTGTAGCAATAACCTCTAATCCACCAATAGGTGCTAACTGTGCTGCAACAAAATCTACAACAGCACCAGAAGTAGGAAATTTTGTATCATCATCAGTAATAGTGGTTTGCTTTGCCATGCCATCTATCTGGTTTAGATCAGCAATATCAGAGGTTAAAGCTGTACTGTCAGCTAATTTAGAAGCTGTAGCAGAAGGCATACTAGATAATGTTGTTAGTTCTCCATCTAAAGGTTGTGATGTAGCTGCTATGTAAGCTTTTGTTGATTGTTGTGTTGGTATTTTTGTGTCTGAGTTTGAGCCAAAATTATCTTCATCTAAAACAAACTGCATAGCTGCTGTAGATGTATCACTATTCATTACTGCACCAGCAGCATTTACATTAGTTGCATCTGTAACATCAGCAGAAGCTTCTATACCATTTAACTTAGAGTGGTCGGCATCTGTAAAAACATTACTATCAGAAGCAGCTTCTACTGCTGCCCTAATTTCTGCATTGGTTTGATCTGCTGTAGCACCATCTTCTACATTTATCATAGTGCGTAAATTAGCTGGTGTTATTTCTTCAATAACCCCTGCACCACTAGAATCTCTACCTAAAATTCTGTTAGTTGCTGATACGTTTTGTATTTTTGAATATGTAATAGCATCATCTTGAACAGCATTTGTATCAACTGCGTTATCTGCTAATTCACTTGCTGTTACTGCATTAGCACCTATTTGTGTAGAAGTTATAGTATCGTTTGCTAATTTTCCTCCTGTAATTGTAGTGTTTGCAATATCTCCATCAACAATAGTTCCATCAACAATGTTTGCAGAAGCTACTGTAATATCAGTCGGTAATTCACCACTACCAAGTTTAGCTAAAGTTACAGAGTCATCAGCTAATTTTGTGCCAGCTATATTTGCAGAATTATTAATATCAGCATTAACAATAGTTCCATCATTTATCATTGTTGATGTAACTGTACCTGTATCTCCTGATGTAATAATCGTTCCAGATCTGTCAGGTACAGTAATTGTTCTATCAGCAGTAGGGTCTGTTATTGCTAACGTAGTTTCATTACCATCATCAGTTGCACCTTCAAAAACTAAATTGCCTGTAACTGTTTGCGTACCATCTCTTTTTACAAAATCGTTAATTATTTCTTGTTGAGCAAATAATATTTGATCGCTATTATTATCTAAATCTGTTTCTGTTAAGACGCTACCATCTGCAAAATCTACCTTCTTTGCACTTATATTTGTATCTCTTGTTAATACAATATTAGCTGTACCACTTGGAGGTGTATTACCAGCAGTAAATTGAACTTCAGAACCAACAATATTATAGTGAGTACCTAGTGTTTTAAGAACACCACCTACTTTTACATCAACTTCTGTGTTAGCGAGAAAAGAAAAAGATATAGCAAAATTATTTTGACTACCTGTACCATTATGATTTTGTGTAGTAGCTGTTGTGTTAGTAGCCATAGTTAATTGCCTAGTTTTTTAATTTTTTCGTAGTTTTCAATTGTTGCTTTGGTTGTTTCATTGTTGATTATTTCTATGTTAGCAGAATATCTTTTAAATAATTCTTTATTTTCTGGTAAACGTAACCATTCATTTCTTGCTTTTACTTTATAGTCTGCCACTATTTTTTTAATATTTTTTGAAATTATAGCTCTTGCATTGTCTTGAACACCAACCATAATATCTTGATTAGTTGAATCAACTTCTTCACCCATAGCAGTTTTATAAAAAGCTTTCATGTCAGGTTGATTTAATTTTTTATATAAATTTACTATTAGTCTTTGACCATCTATTTTTGTATTAAAAGCTAAATACTTAATATAACTTGCATATTGTTTGCTTGTAAGTTCAATACCACTACCCTGTATTCCTTGTTTTCTAAAAAAGAATTTTTTGGGTGGTTGCAAAGATATATTCAAGTCATTAATAACACTAAGAACATAATTATCTTTTGTATTAGTAGCAGTAAAAGGATTTAAAACATCAAAGGTATCAGGTCCAAAACCACTAGGATATTTAACAACTGAACCTGTTAACCAGTTTCTATCAGGTTCTAAATCCGCATTATAATAAGGTATTGTTCTTGCTAATTCATTAAGAGTTTGTCTAAGACCTGTAATCATTTCATCTGCTGGATAATATGTAGTATCTAGTTTTGTTTTGTCTGTAGCTCTTTTAACCGATCTACCAAGGCCAGCAACAGGATTTATAATATTAGCAACTCTTCTTGCCAATAAACTTTGTAGTGCATAAGGATTATGTATGGCTTCAGCAACTTCACTAAGACCTCTTATATAAGTTCTGTCTGTTAAGTTTCGTGCAATAGAAACAGCAAGTGCAGTAGAAAAATCATTTCGTTCTTGACTACCTATTTGACCTTCTATTTCTACAAAATCTGCTGCAAGCATAAATAAACCAGACCAAGGATCAAGTCTTTTATAAGAAATATATTTATATTTTGGCTTACCACTTTTTGTTAAAACTATTTCCCCATTTGAATCTCTTACAAGAAATCTAAATGAATATGGTTGCCAACCTTCTTCTTTTAATTGTTTTACTAATGTTCTGTTTGCTTCTGCTGTATCACTAAATCCTACTGTATTTGGACCTGCACCTGTCATGCCTATCTCTGCAAAAGGATTTTCCATATCTCTAGCAATCAAAGCTACTGAAAAAGCAAACCCACCTCCTAAATACATCTCACCTCTAGCCCTTGCAGCAATATTAGGATCTGTACTTCTAAGTGCTTGTCTGTATTCACTTAAAAATAAATTTACAACAGGTGTATGTCTTATTTGTGTTTTAAAAATATTTACAGGAGTCCTTACAAAAGGAAAAACTATTCTTCCGTAAGGGTGTTGTGCAAAATTTTGTATTCTTCCAGCAAGTCCTGTATTGTCTAATTCTTTTGTAAATGTAGCTTCAGCAGCAAAGTCTTTTGCTTTTTTATATAATTGTTTAATACTTTCTGGCATTTTTTTAGTGCTGCCAGTATCAACAATTTTAAATACTTTTTCTGTTTGCTCCGTAATATATCTTTTTAGTTGTTCTCCTTGTAGATTGTTTCTTATTCCTTGTTCCCAAGCTTCTGCTTTTACATAAGCTCTAAAGTTTACTTGTTTTAAAAACTCGTCTTCTGTTATTAACATACGAGAACCAAAACCATTTATTCTTCTAAAGTTGTTGTAAATAGAAGGAAGCCAAGCATCAGCTAAAAACACATCAACAAAAGGTTTTACTGTTCCTCTAGTGACAATATTTTGATTTGCAAAATTTCTTACATCTTCTGCATTAATATTTCTTGATACTCGTTGTGCATCTGAAACCATTGCACCTCTATCAAGCACATTTTCATTTATTTTAAAAGCTTTACGAGCAATATTAAAAGCATCACCTAAAGATTCACCCATATAAATAAACTGTTTCCAACCTTTTATAAATTCATCAGTATTAAATTCTGGTTTAAATACTAAATTATCTCTTCTAGCTAAAAGTGTATCTGCAAAAGAAATATCCGTATCTTTTCTAAAAACAATTTTTGCAGCACCAAGAGATTGACTTAATGGTTTTGACAAAGTATTTAAACTTGTAGATAAAAGGTTAACTATATGAGTAGGTGGACCACTAAGAATAGAGTTAATAAATATTTCGTTAGTAAACTCTACACCTTTTAAAAGCAATCCTTTCTTAATCATGTGTTTCATAACTTCTGGATTACCACCTGCTACGTTTAAATATTTTGTAAGTCTTGTTAGAGCTAAAGCTGCTTCTTGATCTCCTTTCTCTACTAAATCAAAAATCTTATTGAAGGTTTCATCTATCTCACTTACTCCTACATTTTCAACAAAATCTCTATTTATATTGTTTACATTTTCTGTACCTCTTGATCGTCTACCAAAATCTTTTGCATCTGTTACTGTATCTCTTAAATCACCTGCAATTCTTCTAGCACCTAAAGATTGTGATGTTAAAGAACCAACTCCTTTGTTTAAGTAAACAAGACCTTTTAATACTTTTACTTGTTTTAAAAACTGTGGTTTTATTTCTTTTATAAGATCTACATTTTTTGTAGCTATAGCATTATGCAAAGCAGCAGACAAATTAAAAACAGCTTCGCCATTTTTATTCATCATTTGATTTATTGTTATAGCTGTAGAAGGTAAATATCTTTTGTTATTAATTAATTTGCCATTTGTAGTTTTTTTGAAAGGACCAAATTCTTGTAAGAAAAATCTAGCAGCTTCTAAAGCTTCTCCTTTTGTTTGTCTTTGAGAAGCAGCAAACATATCTCCTAAAGATACAGACCTAGCCCATTGCCCTAATTCATCTGTGCTTTTAAAATATTCAGCAATATTTAATATATAATCTGTAAGTTCTTCAACACCACCACCAGTTATGTTTGGGTTGAATGTAGATTCTATTTTGTCACCGACTTGTGGTACTTGTGTCGTATCTCCTATGCCTGGTGTTTTTTTTGTTTCTAAAGGTTTTACTAAATCAATAACTTTTTCATCTAGTAACTCGTTACCAGCTTCATCAATACCAAGATCTTTAAATTTTAATTTTCTTTTACGTTCTAAAGTTGATAAAATTTTTGGAGCTAAAGGAGAGTTTCTAAAACCTTTTAAAGCTACAGACAAACCTGTTAAAACTTCCCCTATAACTGCACCACCAAAAGCTTTTCTAAATCTTGCTTCTATAGGAGATATGTCATCATCAGCTTTAAATACTGATGCTGGCATTTTTAATACATCTATTACAGGTTCTAATGCACCTTCATATTCATCAACCATGTTGTAAAGGTTTTGTTCGTATGGATCTTCTACAACAAAATCTGTAAGAAAACCTGCAACAAGGTTTCTTGTCCAAGGGTTTTTAATACCTTTAAGACCTTTAGTAAAGATCCCCATAGGTAATAAGAATTGTGTTATGGCTTGTGGTATCTGAAAAAATGCACCATCATCTTCTCTTTCAAAATAACTGTAATCAATAAGGTCGTTATTGTCATATGGATTGCCAGCTAGATAGTCGTATATATCATCTGCAAACTCTACAGTTTCGTTTATTGCTTTTAAAGGACCAGTAATAGCACCTCTAATTACTTGTGAGGTTTTTGTTTTTGTTAACTCTTCACTAATCTTTTCGTTTTTTTCTTTTGCTTCATTAATTATTCGTGATCTGTTTTCTAGTATTTCTTCAAAACTTCTTTGATCTCCTAAAAATTTATTATCAAAAAAATCTACTATACCTGCATTGCTTTTGTTTATAAATTTACTAACAGAAGACAAAGGTTGATTATCATAACTTTTAAACAAAGCATCTGTTTCTGGTGTTTCTATCTTTTTATTTTCTTCTTCCTCTTCATTGTTTAGAAGATTATTGATGTTTGAGTCTGTCATGTTTAATCAAGAAATTTTTTGTATTTAGCGTTTGGATCTTCAGTTTTTCCATCTTTAGAATAAACCCCCCAAGCTAAATAACCATTACCTTTTTGTTTTTGTGTTTCGTCAAACACTAATTTAGCAGCTATAGCATTAAGTACAGGATCATACAAATCTTCATTATTCTCTATACCTAGTTTAGGTTTTCTATCATTTCCTAATTCCATACCTTTGTAGTTATACATATTTATTTGAAACAAACCATAGGATTCTTCGGGTGCGTTTTCTGTACCGCTATAAAAAGCGTCTGCTTTGTTAGCTGATTCAGCCATAGCAATAGCGGTCATTATCTTTGCTTGCTCCTGTGTAAACCCTGCATTAAGTAATAGTTTATTTATTTGTTGTTTAGTAAGAGGTTGGTTTTTATCTGTTCTTACTTTTATTTCTGCTTTTAATTTATTTAATTCTGTTGAAGGTAATTTATTTTTTGTTTCCGTTTCGTTAGTAGTCACAGCTTCAATCATTGGTACGATTAACTCTTGACCTGCTTGTATTAGATCTGCGTTAGTTATATTGTTTGCTTTCATAAAAGCTTCTAATGGAATACCAAACTCTTCTGCTATTTGACTTAAAGTATCACCTGCTTCAACAGTAACAGTATCAGGTGAATCATCATCAGTAAAAGCACTAGCTTCTAAATTATCAGTATCTATCAATAATCTCATGGGTTCATAAATTCTAGAGCCACCTTGACCATATCCATACTCACCTGTTTTTAAAAATCTTATTACACGTTTTGCTTCTGATTTACCTACAACATTAAAAGGACTCATTTTACTTAATTCAGTTTCTACTTCTTTAATTAAGGTATCTCTGTTTTCTTTTGTAATACCTCCCCTTCTTGTCAGTTCTGCAATAACTCTTGATTCAACTGAAGGTAGACTTGTGTTACCAAAGAAATCATTAGTTTCATTATTGTTGTTAGTATCATCATTTGTAGCTACTCCTTCAAGTCCGCTTTGATTTTCATCTATAAATTTTGTATTATTGTCAGGTTGTTCACTTGAAGGGTCTAGTTGTCCTTTTAATTTAGCTAGTAACTTAGCATCATATATTTTTGCAAGTCTTTCATATTCTGCATTAATCTGTGCTGTACCTGCATTTTGATTAGATAATCTCCATTCTCTAAACTCTTGTTTAAATTCTTCAAGGTTTATCTTTACAAAATTTAATTGTTGCTCTTTACTTATTTCAGAAAATATTATTAACTCATTATCTGATGTAAGTAAATTTTTAGATCTTCCTTCGTAAGTTGTAAAATAACTATTCAAAGGTGTTAAGACTCCTTTATCAACTGAACCTGCAAGAGTCATTAAGCTGTTTAATCTTGTTGTATTTAAATTGCTTCTATCTGTATTGAGATACCAGGACATAGCAGCTATTCTTGCATCTGATAATGTTTCATAGTTACCTTCATTGATATTAAAAACTAATTGAGCATATTTTTCATTAGTATCACCATTAAGAACTTGTGCGTTTGCTTGTATTTTCGTTGCAAGAAATGGAAATCTAGATTGCAATTCTTCTTGCAAAGCAATAGCTTCTTCTGTTTTACCTGCTGTGTATAAAGCAGCCATGTTCATAATACCTAAATCTAAAGCTTCCTCTTTTGCTATCTTTGCATTTGTCCTGTCTCTTCTATCTGCTTTGTCTGTATAGTCTTCAACATCTTCTCTTAACTTATTTTCCATCTCAACGTAATCAGGGTGGTCTAATAAAGTTAATTTTCCACCAGGGCCAAAGGGAAATTGATCTGCACTTTTAAAAATTGATAAAGCTAAATCTACATCACCAGTATCGAACCCAATTCTTTTTGCTTCAGCACTAAGAGTATTTAATATTGTTTTATTGATAGCTGATCTATTTTGTGTACTTATTCCTAACTTATTTAAATCATTTTCAAATTGTTCTATAGAAGCTGTTAATAATAAAAAATTGTTTTTACTAACTATATCTGAATCTGGACTTGCTTTTTGAAAATTTATTATATTTTTAGCAAGACTAGAAGCATCTATTTTTAATTTTTCTACTTGAAAATCCTCATGTTTTTTTTCGTGAATGTCAGTTATTTTAGTTGTGGCATTTAAGAGATATGGAAAGAATTTTTTGTTAAAGGTATCACTATCTACATCACCTAAAGCATTAATTACGTTTGTTCTTGTTTTGTTTAACCAATCTGAAAACTCTAATGAATCTAAAGAAAAATTTGATAAAGGTACTCCATCTACTGTTGCTTTTTCGTATTCAGCTTTAAATTTACTTTCTAAACCACCACCTAAAATTGTAGCTTTTGTTCTTTTAAAAACTTTGTTATAGAGCCTATTACCACTAAAAAGCCCATTATCTCTTACATATTTAGATGCGTCAGCCCAATCTTTTGTTGAACTATCTAAAGCATCATTCATTGCTTCTTCTGATATTTCTGCCCTTTTGTCTTCAATTTTAGTTTCTATAAACTTTTCTAATACTGGATTAACTACCTTTAAAGCTTCAGCAAGTGCCATCATATTAGTTTTAGGCAAAACACTAACAGGGGTTACAAACGTATCAACTGGTTGTGCAAACGATTGGTAAGCAGTACTTTGAAAACTTGATGACATAGTTTTATCCGTTTAAGGCAATTTGAGTTCGCAAGCCACTTGAAGCTGCACCCAATAATACTGATCCTAGAGAAGGTATTTGATTATATGCTTCTTGTGTCTGACTTCTGTATTGATTTCTTATACTTTGATATTGTGCTTCTGTCTGCTGTATAGACCTTGTATGCTGTCTTCTTGCTGATTCTAATGATTGTCTTATAGATTCTCTATAGTTTGCTGCTTGTCTTTCATTGTCTTGTAAAATCAAACCAAAGCTTACGCCAGATCTTTCTGAAGCTAAAAGTGCAGCCCTAGCTCTTAAAGAATCAATAGTCTTAGCAAATTTATCTTGTGCGGAAGTTTTTTCTTTATCACTCTGTTGCTCCATTAATGCTGCTTGTTTATTTCTCTTATCAGTTTCAGCATTAGCTACACCTTCTAATTCTACTTGATAGGCTTGTTCAGCAGCGTCTTGTGCAGCACTACGCATAGCAAGCCCTTGAAATAAACTTATACCAGCACTAGCAGCAACAAGAGGTGAACACATTTAGGCGATCCTCAGAAATTCATAAAATGGTTTTTCATGTTTTCCATACTTTTCGTGATACTTTATAAAAACAAAACCGAGAGCTTCTAACCACTTTATAGCAGTATGATTCTCTGCATATACAAAATTATATAGGACTTTATAAGATTTCAACAAACTATCTATCCATTTTCTACCTTTTCTTATAAGTTGTATTTTATATTTTTTATTAGAAAACAATTCATCAGTACAAATCATAAATATACAACCATCTTTTATTACTCCACATAAACCCATAGGTTGATCCTCGTCACCAGCTATTGTTAATATTGTTTTACCAAATAGATAAGACAAACGTAAGGCATCTTCTGGATCTTGTCCTGTTTGATATAAGCCTTCTAGTCGATCCATTTGTCTCATGTTTTGACATACATAATTAAGATCTGATAGTTTTGATTTTCTTAAATATCCCATTAAGTTCTTCTACTCCTCATGTGAAATACTCCTTCATACTCTGCACTAGCTAACAATGTAGGTAAGAACGTATTGTTCTTTACATCTATATCTACTCTATCTGACTTGCTCATAATAGGCACTTTAAATGTACCTGTATCTAAATTAATTTGACCAATAGAAGCAGAAGCAGCACCAAGCAAACGACCAGTAAATTTATGTAGAGATGTATCTCTATTCTCAGGTGTTACTTCTACTTGAAAGAAACCAGAGTCTTCGTATTTAATATAAAAATGATGTATTTGTAATCGACCACTTATAAGTTCAGTAGCACCTCCACCACCTTGAGTTAATCTTTGTTGACTAAACCTATAGTGCATTTCAAAAGGTTCGCCAATAATAAATTTACTATTTCTAAAATCACCTGTTGCTGTAATGGTAGAAGTAGAACCATCAACTGCATTAGTAGTTGTTAGTGCTTGTCCTGATACAAGAGTTTTTGTATTGCCTTGAGCATCTACAAAGGTGCTTGTTTCGTTACTAGCAAGATACCTGCCGACTACATTCATATTAGCTCTTAACCTGTAAGGAACTGTAAATGTAGAAATACCAGTAGCAGAGTTGTAAGCAACAGACACACCGCTAGTAGCTTCAGTTACCTTATGGTCTAAGTGATATTCAAACTCTGCATTAGGTTCTCTAAAGTTAGTTTCAAATGGTATTTTTTCTAGTGTTACTTTATTAGCTTCTTCTATAACCATTATCAAATCAGTACCAATAAAATCAATATTTAAAATAGACCTATTACTATTTATTGTGTAAGTAAACCAAGCGTTCAAAGCTTTAGTAAACCCTTCGCCATATAACCATCTGTTTACATATAACTTGTTTGGATTTTCTGTACCAAGCAAAACAAGAATATCTTGGTTGTTTGATACTGCCATTTTAAAAATACCACTTGGTATTAGTCTTGGTACATGAATAGTTGTATTTGCAGCATCTTGTATCTGTTGATTACCTGCAATAATATATTCTCTAATACCTGCAAAAGAACCTTTTTTAGTTAAAAAATAAATAGAAGAACCAGAACCTACAGGCTGTGCTGCTGCGTTACTTTCAAACTCAGTTTGTACAAGTACGTTAGCTGTTGAAGGTGTAAGGTTATCTGCTGAACTTGATAATACAAATTGCGTTTGTTCAGAAAATAATATAAGTTTTTCTCCCATAGTTACTGCGTGTTTTAATATTGCAACTTTTGTATGAGATGCAGCTACGTCTATGGGTTCTGTATCTAAAACTGATATAACTGTTTCTGGAAAAAAATTAAAAAACTCTGATACTGTTGAAAGTATTACATTATCCGCTGCAAGAAACCCAAGCCTATTTCTAAAGAAAAATACATTATTAATTTTATTACCAATAAAAGAAGGATTTGGTGCTGATATTAAATCACCAACAACACGTTCACCCCATTTAGGTAATGTAAAATTAGTTCCAGATATTGTATATGTATCTCCATCTACTCTTGCAAATCTAAAATTACCATCTGCCTGACGTATAAGAACGTGTGGCATTGTGTCGTAATTAAATTTAAAAGGTATGCCAGCTTCTACTGTTTCTGACCATTGCCCTTCTTCAAAAGCATTTCCGTTATTAGTTGTAAATTTAACATAGTAATTATCAAAGTCTGTACCTTCATCACCAACAATCTCTACTACATATCCATTAGGTGACACATTAGGAAGATCAGTAAATTGCTGTACTGTATCTTTTATAACTGTCATCTTGGTATTACCTTGAGAATCACTACCATCTATTGAAAAATTACTGCCATCATTCTTTTTGATATGTATTACAGGGCCATTTCTAGCAATCGTAAAACCTGAAAGTCCAGAGTTCAAACCAGCAGTAAGATCAGTAGCAACAGTTGTAGTTGAAAGAGGATCATTGCCAGTAGTGTCATCTGTCACTGTCACTCCATCTACAGTTACAGAATAAGTTGTTTTAGCTGTTGCTTGATTTATAAATACTATTGCTTGGGTAATATTACTGGCACTATTTGATACTGCTGAATCCATAGCAGGTGTAACACTCGTATTAACAACAAACGTAAAGTCAGCAATAGTTACTGTTTTTATTACACTTCTAGGATTTGATGTATTTAGATAGCTTGTACCATCTGGTTTGTTTACTGTTTTTTCTGTGCCATCTAACTCAAAAACTTTTACATTACCATTACTGAATATCGCTACATATTGCTCACTAGCATCTCTATTTATAGTTTGTATATGAACATTACCAAGAGTAGAATTGCCAACTGAAGCTAAAAATTGAGATCCAGACCTTTTTGTAAGACCAAGAACAGGGTTACTATCAGCGTTATCTTGTATATCAGCGTGGTCTG